TTGTGATTGTCTGTGAAGATGTGTACTTGATACGGTCTACCAAGTCAGGGTGATTCTTCAACTGACGGAATGTTTCGTAGCCAAGAACAAGTGTGTTGGCTTCCATTCCTGTGTTACCAAGAATCTCGCTCTTTCCCGCTTCAATATCATTGATTGGGTCAGATGAAGTGTAATCACTCCATTGCTTTGTCTCACCTGATGATGGACTACCAGCAACACCAGTTACATCGTCTGCCCATACGCCTGTTGTAAAGAAATCAGAAACAAACTGAAGTTCCTTACGGAGCATTAGACGGCGAGTAACGAACTCTGTTGCCTCACGAAGAGGGTTCAAAGGAGCATCTGCGTTTGCAGTTGTTTGGTCATCAACATCTTTGTGGAAAGCCCACACATCTGCTGAATATGTACCTGTTGAAAGGTTGTAACCTCCACCAGCAGATTCAGTTCCAGGCGCACGGCGTTGAGCCTCATCGCGGAACCAATCGTTCTTGGTGTAAGTGAAATACTTGTCAGACTTCTTATCCACAGGAATTACTGGGAATACCTTGTCTGCAATGAAATTGTCCTGATTTTGTAGGTATGCAACTGAGATGTTAGTCAGAATTGCATCAACATGGACGGAGTTAATATGTGGCTGTGGCATTTATTTTTCCCCCTTATGCCGCTCTGCCTGGATTAGCGCAGTTGATGACGGCTGTAACGATGTTTCCATCTGCCGCAGATTCGGTCAGAAGAGTTCCAACAACATACTTAGTGGTATCTGTACCAGCAACTAAGGCAACTGCCTTACCTGCTGCACTTGTACCAACAAGTGCGCCTTCGCCAATTGCTGCTCCCGCAACAATCTTTGTTCCACCGACAATAAGCACTTCTGCTTCTTGTCCTGAAGTTGGAGCATTTTGTAGTACGCCGATTGGAATATCAGTTGCGCCTGATGCTGCTACGGCTTGTCCTGATGAATCCAACTTGACGAATGTGTACTGCTTAGTGGAAAGGTCGGCACCTGCAACGAGGGAGACCTTTACCGAGTAATTACTGATTTCGTATGCCATGGTTATGCACCCTTTTCGGATAGGTATTGGCTGTAAAGGTCAGGGTTCTTTGTTGCAACATCAGCGAGCGCTTGCTCGAATGACTTTGCTACACCCTCTTCAACGGCAGACTTAGCAAGCGTAGTCATACGCTCATAAGCATTACCTGATTTGAAGTCCGCGGATTTGCCGATTTCCGCAAAAATTGCTGCTGATTCAGCCTGTGCATTAACAGATGCAAGTAGTTCTTCAACTGACTTTGCTAGGTCTGCGTCTACATTTGATAGACGGCGAAGTGCTGGACCAACTTTTTCTGCATCGAGATTGAGGTTTGCCCAACCCTTTGCCTTTTCAACTGCCTCTGCATCAGCGCGAGCATCGCGTTCCTTCTTCAGTTCTGCGGTTGCTTCTTCTGCTTGCTTGCGGAAGTTCTCAATCATTTTGACGACTGACTCAGGAGCAGACTTCATATAGTCCTCATCCTCGGTCTCTTCTGATTTTGGCTCTTCCTCTTTCGCCATTTCCTTTTCGGAAAGTTTGGCTTCGAGTTCAGCGATTTTAGCCATCGCATCTTCAAGAGTCATTTCAGCCTTTGCGACCTGCTCATCAGTAGCCGTGGTTGTTGTATCCTCCATTATGGAGTCCTCCTCGGTGAGCGATTCGTCTAATACCCTCTGAACTTCAGATTCTTCGGCAGACTTCATTACAAGCCAGCCTTCGTGTAGATGAGCGGGATGGTCTACCCCGCTAGTTTCCTCAATGGATAAATTCACCATTTTGCGAGTACGACCAGCCAATGTGACTCCTAACGAAATAGAGATAGCCTCTTAGCAACACGCTAACAAACTAACTCGGGTCTAAACATACGAAGAATACCATATGCGTAATTTGACCCTTTTGTTAGTTTATTAAAACCCTCGTTTTGGCAAGAGCCTCGGGCAAGTTTGGACAAATCCACATTGAGAAGGGATTGTCGTTTGCCCAAAACCGCGCTGTCCTGAAATGAAAGTCATCATCATCCATTTTGCTCCACACAAAAAAGGCTTGGGAGTCGTTAGGTAAATCAATTTGAATTCCTGCATAGCCAGGAGGCGTAGTGACCTTGTTTGCCTTGAGATTCATTGAACTCAGAATCTCAATTGTGCTATCGATGATTGTTTTCATCGCTTGTTTCTAGCAGGTGGGCGAAGGATATCCATGTCATCCATCCACCTTGGGTCATCGGCATTGTTGTCGAACTCCCCCTCGGTGTCATTGTCATCGTAACTAATCTTAGGCTTTTTGTTTCTGTAGTTTTTTGGCTCAGCACTATCTTCACCGTCAGAATCATCGGTGTTGTATTTTCCACCGTGGGTTTTTTGGTCGTGCGTAGCGCCTAGATGTTTGTCTAGGCTTAGGCTTTTTTTAGTGTTGAAACCTTATGTCCGACTTTTGTATCAGTTGGCTTACCATCACGGTACAACTGAATCAAGGCTGCTGGGTCATCCTCTGTTCCCTCAATCTCAAAACTTGAGTCAGGAACATTGATTTTGCCCTCGCGCACAATGCGGACAATCTTGCCTCTAGCCGTACCACCTGATGAATTCCAAGAAACCATGTCACCCGTTGATACAGAAAGCGCCTTTTTCATTGAATAAGCCAAGTCACGCATAGCCTTTTCAATCATTGACTTTGCATAGCCTTTGAGACCTTTGATGCCCTTTTCATGAACTTCTTTTTCAATCATCGCGTATTCATCGTCCTTCATGTTTTTCATAGGACCATTGCGAAGTTCTTTGAGGATTTTGTCGTCTTTCATTTGGTTTCCTTTGGTTTCTTTTTCTTCGGATTCATAATTGTATCAACATGCACATCTGTAACAGTTGGGTCGTTCTTTTCCATGTCCACATATAGACGCTCTGCTTTTCCACCAATCGAATAGCCAAGAATCTCTCCGCGTTGAATCTTCTCCCATGCCCACTCTTCCCAAATAACTCCTAAAAATACGGTGTTTGCTGGATAAGTATGATTGACGGTAATTCCACTTGGGGTTGTAATTGGAACTGTTAGTTCGTATGGGAATGACATAACTTCAACCCATTCACCTGCAACGATGTCGCGATTATGTTGCAATCGAATACGGCGGTCATTGCTTCGGACATAATCCCAAACTGCTCTCTGCAACTCCTCGGCATCTGTCCATTCATTGTGAGCATCTAATCTGTCAGGGATGTACATGGCTCCAAGGGTGTAGCGCTTATCGCCTTCAGCCTTAGAAACCTCATAGGAGCCAATAGATTTAGCCATTGTCTCGAAAGCATTAGGGAAGGTCTTTTGAGCCAACTCAGGAGTAATCTCCTCAAGGTTCTTCTCGCCAAAGACTAGGTATTCAGCAACAACATCAGATGGCGTCCAATTGGGCGCATCCCAGCGCTCTTCAAGAATCTTGTTTGGCTGTACCTCAAAGCGCCATAGAGTATGTGGCTCATTACGGTAAAAGTTTACAAAGTATCGCAATTTATTAAGCCCTCCTCTCATGGGATAGTTTACCAACTGGGGTTGATTTAATCAAGCCCGCCTGTTGTGCTGTCTCGAACTGTTGCAAGATGAGCGTTCCGACCCCAAGAACTGTTGTGTAGTTAGAAGGGCGAGGAACTCGTTTGGCAATACCTACCATCTTGTTCCAAGTGGACTCTCGTACGGAATCATCTGTGGACTTTCGGTAAACCTCATAAACATCGTGCAAAGCCTTTTCCTTAACTTGGTATGACTTTGGCGTGTGAACTTGAACCTCAACTTTAATGCCGTCGCGCTCTGCCTTTACATTCACTCCATCATAAGGGTCGCCCGATTGCCAAAAATTCTTTACTCGTACTTTCCAGCCAGTTTCCTCTAGTGCTAAAACTGTTGATTTCAAAGTATCTGCATAATCGTTATCATTGACAGAAATTGTGTAGCGGTTGGCGTCTGAGATTTCCTCTGCTGCCTTATTTCTATCGCCTTGATATTCCTTGTCTGCATCTTGGTCAATCTTTCTTGCAAGAGAATCAGTTGATTTGAGTCGTTGTGATAAACCCTCAAGTTTTGCACCTGACTGGTCGGCAACTGCTTGCACTAATTTTGTAATTGCAGGTTCGGCGGCAACTGCTCTCTCACGAATTCCGCGAGCAAGAGCAATTGCTTCTCTTGACTGCCCCTGTTCAGGCTCAACATCTGCAACAGCGTTGTTTGCCCATGAGCCGTGAGTGCGCTGGTCATGTTCTCCATGCTTTTCAAGAGGCTCCCATAGGAGTGACTTCTTAGCAGGTGCATCAATTGCCTGACCTTCAAAACCATTGTCGGCAGCCCACTTTAATGAGATGTCCAATGCTTCTTGCGCTGTTACTGATAAACGGTAGACAGGTAATTTAGTTCCAGGATTATCGAAAGCAAAGGCAACAGCAGCGCCCCATGTGTGGTGTCCATCTACAACGAAACCATCCTTAGAAATCAAAATGCGTTCATCTTGTGGAATCGCGCCATCCTCGCGGAACTTATTAAAAATAGCACCTGAACGGGCAGCAGAGATTTCTTTTTGGATTGGCTTGAGTGTTGTTGGGTCAATTTCTTCAGCGGTGGATGAAACACCTTGTCCTTTTTCAATCTCTGCCAAGAAACGAGCGCGTTCCTTACCAGGAATCTGTGGCATGTCTTTACGAGCAATTCCCATGCCCTCATCGCCGTAAAGCAATGTTCCTTCAATGCTCAACTCAGTTAAATCAGGATGGTCTGTGCGCTTAGCAGCACTCATTAAAAATGCAGAAACATTTTCTTTCTCAACTGTTGGATGCTTGCCAGCAAAAATTGCATCTGCGATTCCGTCTGCCCATGAACCATGTGTTTTTTGGTCATGCTTACCTGGGTTATGTTTTGCAACTTCTTCGTCTCTTTCAGCGCGAGCAACCATAGACTCAGCCCATGCGAATCCTGCATCCCCGCCCCAAGCATCCCAAGCAACTCTTCCTGGAGATGGATAGCCCTTCTCGCCTTGACTAAATCCGAGTGCGTTCTTGTCTACTTCATGGCGTGAGAAAAAAGATTTCATTCTCTTGAGAGTCTCTAATGAGACAGATTCTCCTGAAGCCAACTGCGATGCGCGGGCGCGACCAACTGAAGTAAATCCTCCGCCAGCCTTGCCTTCGCTAATCCAATCGAGTGCGCGACGGGCAGCGGTACGAACTGCCTTCGGTGGAGTGTTATCTGCCTTTGAGAATCTTTCGATTTGTGCAAGGCGCTCTTCAGCCTTTTCCTTTGATGGATAAGTTCCAAACTTGCGTCGTCCTGATGAATCGTAAACCGTGAACTTGCCATCCTCTTCACGAATCATCTTCTCGATAGGGTCTAACTCAATTGGCTCGATTCGCATTTCATAACCTTGAGAGGTCAGGAAAGTCTGTACATTTCCAACATTGCTACCGCTAGATTTGATGACCTCTGCGACCATCTCGGCTGGCAAAGAAGAGCCAAGGGATGTCAGGTCTACATCGTTAATTGAATCAACGAGAATCTCGTAATCATCCCATTCATCCTGTGGAGCCTCCATCTTGCGACGAGCCAACTCATTGAGGATTGTGTGGTGAACTTCGATTGTCGCTGAATTGGCTTCAGACTTATGGATACGCTCATGAAGCGCGAGTAGTTTCTCAGCGCTTAAAGAAATTAACTTTGGGGCTATGTCCGCCATGTTGCAATGATAGCGGATAGGTTTACAACTGTTATTTAGTTTCCTGAACCGAGGTTAGTTTTTGTTCTATCGTCTTATCCAAGAAAGCGATTTCGTTATCGTCAGGCAAGCCTTCCATCTCAACAGGCATGGAGGCATGGAGTTTCGATAAAGCGTCTAGTCTCTCTTGTCTCTTCATAAGGCTAGTTTACCGTAGGAGCGGGCTTTTCGCGAGCCGTTCCGTCATAGACCAATCCATCGCCATCTCGGTCAATTGGACCTTGAGTGATTGAGCGTCCCTCTTTGCTCAAGCCCTTCTGATACTTCATATTAAGATTATCTAGCAATCTTGCCCCAGCCCACGAATATACGGGTTTTCCTGTAATGCGATTAGTGTCTGTCTCAAACCTATCTGCATACCCAATCATTAAAAAATCATGTGGGATTGGAAAATCATCTAACCTAATTGGTTTTGTTGAATTGAATGACCTTGAACTTGGGTCGTAATCAGTCACCATTCTTGAAATTAAAGAATCAAACTCAGCACGGTTTGGCGAGCCTTCTTCAAAATCAGCCGAGTTAAATGCTCTTCCTTTTATCAATTCATTTATATTTTGACGCATACTTCTCTCGTCAAAGTCATAACCTGATTTAGCCCAATGGCGAGCGCCATCCCAAGCGGTGCCTACATCAATTCTACCAATCCCGACAGCGGTGTACCAAGCCTCTTGTCGGGCTATAAACTTTGAACCAAATCCAACTCCTGCGTATTCATCATCCATTTTGAATAAGTCATGCTCAACAGCCCAAATCTCGTTGCCTTCTCTGTCTTGGCTTTTGAAAAAGGCGCGTTGGAACTCTCCAGCCCAATTACCAGCATCATCCATAATTTCACCAGTTACAACTAATCTTTCACCATCAAGATAAATGTTATTTGTTTGCGAAGTAAGAGTTGTGGCAACTTCACCCTGAGCATTTTTAACATCATGGCTCATTCCAAAAACATCATCAAAGAATGGATGTAATTCTTCGGGGTTAAATTCTTCACTACCATTTTGTTCTTGCCATAACTGTGCAATGGTTCCATCATCATTATCAATGTATTCTTCAACCATCATATCTAATTCTCGTTCTTTAAGTTTATTGTATTCTTCCTCAGTTAAATTTTGGTAACGCTCTTTCATTCTTTCGTCAATTCCTTCAATGGCTGCCTCGTACATACCCGCATCGTTATTGACATAATCTTTTAATTCTGTGTAGTCAGGCTGTTCCGCAGGAGTCAGGGCATTTTCTAAATCTTGTAGCGATGGACCTAGATTCTCCATCTCGTTGATAAGCGCTTCCTCTTGTTCAGTATTACCACGCGCCCAATTTCCATGAGTGGACTGGTCGTGTTCTTGATGCTTGAAGATTGGCTTTAATCCAGCAGCAAAACGAATAATTTTAATCTTTTGGAATACCGCTGGCACAGACCAAAACTCTTCAGGAAGTAGTGCAACCTTTTGGTCAGCGAACTGCTTACCTCTGTTATTGAAGAATGAATTTTGTCCGCGTGTTTCTGTTGTTAATGCAGCGCGAGCCTTGAGTGTAAACATTTGAGAGTGATGAACCCAGGCAGCCTCTTCGCCATCTTGACCGAATCCACGACCAGTAGCAGCGTGTCCAAAGTAATCGTGAACTGCTCGGAATTTATTGTTTTGCTCATCTGAGAAAAGCGGGTGTGCGCCTGTTGTCTCTGTTTTCAAAACTTTAAGTGTTCCACGACTGACATCTTCGAACATCTCTTTGGATGTCTTGTATGGGTCATCGGCAACGAACTCAACCTTGACTCCTAGAGTCTTAGTCATAAAGTCGAATTGCTCTTCTACTTCAGATGCTAACGCTTCGTATTCATCGACTGCATCTCTATCCATCTCAGGAAGAGTCTCATAAATATCAGCAATGCGAGAGGCGCGTTCACGATTAGCAACAACATTTTTGTAATCAATGGTTTCATCAGGCTTCAAGCCTTTTTTGAAAGCAAATTCTTTTGCGCCATCTCGAGCGCTCTTAACTGAATCGGTTGGGTATCTATCCCCTGCCCAATTGCCATGTGTTGCTTGGTCATGTTCACCTTCTCGGTGCTTTTGAACTTGATACCTACCTAAGCAGATATGCGGATTTGTTACAGGTTGCCCTCTATTGCTTCCAAGATTTCGTCCACGAAGGCGTCCTTCTCCTGCTCCGTCATTTCCTTGACTGGTTTCGAAGTTTCCACTAACACGGGCTTTGTTTGCTCTGTCATCGACCTCATCCTTCATATAAATATACGAGTCATTGACGACATCGTAGATTGCTTTTTGTTCATTCTTGAAACCTGCTCGTACACCCTCTGACCGAGAACTGTATCTTCTTGAGACATCTAAGTAAAGTTTCCCTTGCTCTACCCAAGCGCCAAAAAAACTGCCCTTGTTATCAAGCAACTCAGCATGGTCGCTAATGTAATCCTTCAAAGCCGTCCTCAAACTCGCCCTAGAAGCCCTCAGAGGCGCGAAATCAAGCACTCTCTCGGCTCCTTGGTCAGAAGCAATAAAACCATCTCTAGGCGATGTCTTTGTTCGAATATCGATAGAAAAACCTGGAGTTTCCTTCTCGCTCAACTTATCTATCAAGCCTGTGATGGTTTTGCCCTCAACTGTTTGTCCATCGACGCTCATGTTTGCCCAGTTGCCGTGAGTCTTTTGGTCATGGGTACCGTGCTTTTGCAATACCAGGGAAAGACCCTTTTCGGATGTGTGCTGGAATTTTTCTAGGTTCATGGTTTCACC